GATTGCCCACTACGATAAGCATCTTTCCTATTTCTACCATCCCCCTCTATAATTAATTGTTGTAAAGCTTCTTTATACCTTTGATCGTACAAACTGATTACATCAGGTTCTCCTTTCATAAATGTATATGCTTCAATAAGACATCCATACAATAAAGTATCAGGAGCATTAGTTCCTAACCAACTTGTACCATCACTTGTCTCTGTAATTGATTGAGGTCTGTAAAAATAATGTATTTCTACTGTATATCCAGAATCCGGTGTAGGTCCAACTATAAAATAATCATCATCAAACTGAGCATAATATATAGGTAAGCCAGTTGTCGATGAAGATGGGTATGCTTCTCTTATAAAGTTTACATCTTTATTTAAAAGAAAAGTATAGTTGCTACTCGAATCTAATACAGCTAAAGAATAAGGATACAAAAAGTCTGTAGGCGTTGCTAAATAAGCGTTTGAAGTTGTTAACGTTCCCGTTTGATTCTTTCTAAACGCAGGCAACTGAACAGAATCCAATATCCTTTGTTCTGCTTGCTTTATTATAGTTGACAGATCATTAACAAATGTGGTCTCTGTATTTTCTGTGTAATCTTGTATTGCAGATTTTAATGTTGTAAAAGTAAATGACATTAGCTTGTTGTTATAGTTAATTTACCAATTTGACCTTTTAGCACCATATTATTCAAGTTTGAAGCACCATAAGCGGAGTTCCATCCGCCAATAGGATTCCAACCAAATAATCTTCTACTTGCTTCTAAATCTGTTTGTGGTCTTGGTTTTCTTAAAGCTTGAGGATCAGTAATCTTTATTCTTCCTAATTGATATTGCGGTTGATCTTTATCTAAAACATCTTTTCCTACCAATAAACCGCTTCTTCTCTGATCTACAATCTGATTCTTTAAATCACTTAATTTATATCTAAATCCAGTTCTATCGCATATTCCATATGCATATTTTCCTTTTGCGTAATTAGCCATTAATTATAACCACCCGGCACAAATCTAACTGAAGCCTTTACTCTATTTTCATCTGCTGCAAGCTTCCATTGTTCTTCATACTGTTGTTTTAGAAAAGGAACTCTTTGGAAAGCTTCTGGATTCTTTTGAGCAATATAATAAGCTAATCCTGAAACAAGACATGGCAAAAACAGTTTAGGAATATCCAAATTATTTGAAGCTGGAGTTCCAGCATCATAAATTTGTCTTAATCTATACCATATAACCTTATAAGTCTGCGCACTATCTGGAATAGGGTATAAAGTAAATGTCGTTGAACTTGTATTTCTGTTAATTAAAATTTCATTAGGTCTGCCTTCGTCTAGCTTATTAGGTATTCCAGCATAAGTAGAAAAAGATACTCTTGTTAATTCAGTATCACTTTGAGAATTAGAATCACCATCATCAGTTCTAAGATGATGCTCTAACAAGTCTATAGTATCTGCATCTAGCGTATAAGTAGCGGTTCCAGCAGTTAATGTTGTAGAGCCTGACTCAACTTGCCAAAGATTAAGACCTCTATTAGCCCACTCAAGCATCATAAGATCAATACTACGCCTTGCAGTACGCAAATCGTAACCAGTTCTCATTTCAAGACCAGCTAACTCAAATGCTTCTTCTGCAGCTTCAGCTATATCTAAGTTGAAGTTGTTTGTAGTGGCTGTAGCCATAACTATTTACCATGGTACTTGCGCCTTAATTGATCTTGGTACATCTCCACTTTACCGCCAGTTTTATAAGATACTTTTGTTCGTTTAGGTGAGTCTGGTGCTTTAAAATGCTTCTTGTCTGCTTTATATGGAATATCTAACTTTTTTCCACTTGAAGCAGCTTCAGCTTTAGCATCAGCAATACCTTTTGAAGTATAAGGAAAATGTTTTCTTCCTACACGTGGCATTACTTATCTCCAGCTTTTTGCTTTGCTTTCCCTATATTAAATGCACATAGATCAATAAGCTTATATAACTTACCAATCCAAACATCGTCTTTAGGTGTAGGTGTTACAGCAGCAATAATGCTACTCACACTAATAATTGCCATTATTATTGCAATCATATTTGCAAATGTTTCCATTATTTATCTCCTTTATAAATATTTATCATACATTATCAGGATTAAAAAGACCTTTAGCAATTAATGTTTGCCTATTAAGTATATGTTCTTTTTCAATATCCTGTTTATTTTGTCCTTGGTATTTTACTGCATGAAAGTCATCAACCATCATTAGATTAATATTTTTATCATCAACATACAGTTCACCAAGAACTCTTCCAAATTTACCTTTCTTATCTTTTTTAGTCTTTATGACGACTTGACCTTTATCTAATTCATCTATTAGATATTGCTTACTCATAAGACCTCTAACCTTTTCGTCTTTATTTCTAGTTCGTGACTCCGGAGTATCAATGCCATATAAACGCACACGGCTTGCATAGTGAATATCAAACCCAAGATCAATAACGACATCAACAGTATCGCCATCAACCACTCTTTTTATTTCACAATTATATTCGTACATTTCCTTATCTTCTCTTTCTAGCCGTTCTTGTTCTTCTAAAAGACCTATTCTTTGTCTTAGAAGTAACTCTTAAATTACTTCTTTTTTTATTTCTAGGATTTCCATCCCTATGATGTACATCCTTCCCATCGCCTTTTCTTACCCTTTTAGACTTTTTTAGTTTTGCTCTACTTGCATTTCTAGCAGCCCTATTCTTTTTTTGTTTAGGTTTACTTTGATAATTATCATACTCTTTACGATAATTTCTCTTTCTTTTGCGCATTTATTCCTTATCGCCTTTGAAACTTTTAGATGATCCTGAAGTACCTGCATATAAACCGAACCATGCAGCACCTGCGCCAACAATAATAGAAATCAATCCAGATTGTTCAAACGAAGGTTCTGGCAAATCCATAAACCACATCACTGTATAATAAAGTAAAAATATATATACAGTTAAAAAGGCTCTAGGAAAAATACGCCAAGAATCAACAGCTTGTGCAAGAAATATCCACTTTTGGTGAGGATTATTATTCTTTTTATCCTCTAAGTCTCTAATCTTATCTTTAAGATCACCAATTTCTTGCACCATTGACATAAACTTACTGAGGTCCATTTCGACCTCATTTCTGTCCATATCGCCACCAAATCTACCAGATGGATATTGATCGTTCATTAGCTAGGGTCTGCATAACCTTTATTAGCCCAAATAACAATACTATAAGTGTCGCCACTTGTATGATCATTTGTAGTTAACAATAGATCGCCATTTATTCCAGTACCTGCATTATTAGGTATGCCGGGTAAATTTTGACTACTTTGGGTAAAATCCCAAGTGTCTGTCCAATCTTTAGGTGCTTGACATATAAACATATTGCTAGTTGCATTCCAGTATAAACTGAAACCCATACCAACGTTGCTAAACCATATTTTATTTAGAACAATCCTATTACAAGCTTGACCTGTAATTGCGCTACTTGTAAGCGCTGAAACATCAATCTTAGCGACAGCACTTTCTCCAGTGCCGTCACTAATATTAGTAAATTTCATTATCAGGTTTTTGCCACCATCATCAAGTATAGTCTGTGATGTAACTGCATCAGCCATAATTTACTCCTTATTCAAATGGAGTAGCTAATGTACCATCACCATGAAGATATGCTTCACAATGCCATACGGCTGCTGAAGTTGCTACTAAGCGAATTATTCCACCTACTAACCAACCCTGTGCTGCTGATCCTAGATCAATAGTATCATCATTACTTGCATCAGGAATAAAGGTATTAGTATCACCTGCAGTTGCTGGATCAAATATTTGAGCAAAACCTGAGAATAAATCACTGGCATTGTCTGTATTAATTTGTCCTGCACCTGTAAAAGTTGTACCAACTATAAATGTATAGTTAAGTCCTGCTGCTGCAGTAGGTAATGTTACAACAATCCCTGCTGCTCTGTTTAGAGTATAAACAGTGCCTGAATCAGTAGATTCAACACTTTTTGTTGCTGTAGTGATGCTACTAATATTAGAGTAAGCAGAAACATATCCGGTAGTAGTTATATTACCGCTAGTATCTATATCTAAATTAGTTGTAATGGCTCCAGAAGTAGAATCCTTGCTAATTTGCTCAAATCCATTCTCTGATCTAACTGGTCCATTAAATGTTGTGTTTGCCATTTCGGTCTCCCGTTAAGTCTATCGTCTTGGCGAGTCTGCTAGGTCAGTCGATAGAGTAATTTACCCTAGATAAAGTTGATGGGGGTTGAGTAAGAAACCCCCCCATCGCAGATTAGTCATATTGAATAATCTAGGTTCCATTCGTGCTAACTTAAAAGTCTAAGACGATCCTGAAGAACCATAGGCTCCTAGCGGATCAGATACCCCGAAGGAATATCTTTCTCTCGCCTTATACCTTACATTACCAGTATCGAAGTCTCCATCCATACTTGTTTCTAATGGTGTACGTGTAAAATGTTTTAATCCATTTGGCACATCAGTAATTAGAAACCATGCATTTGTATCTGTCAAGAAGTGATTGACAGCATATCCTTCAGGGATAGTGCCATTCATCTTCATAGCATTTACATCATTGTCGGCAGTTGCGACTCTGAGATCGGATTCTAGGATACGGGTAGCAGTAAACATGCTGTTAGGCGGTACAATCAGCTTACGTGGTCTCGCAGCAATTAGGAGTCCTCGTTCATCTGTCCAACCAGCGATTGAAATCACAGCATTCTCTAACGAAGTTTCGTTAAGGTCTGCTTGTGTACTAGGAGTATTAGCATTTGTTCCACCTGACACCAATGGGTGTGAGGTTGAGAAGAAATCTACTCCATCGCCAGTATCGTATGTTCCACCAGAAAATCCTTGGTTAAAAGGATTAACAGCTTTTACTTGTTTGGTATAAGCCATACTTCTTGCCAAAGCTTTTGTGTATCTAGCAGAAAGAGAGTCATAAAGGTTATCCTCCATAGCTTCTTCTGTAATACTAAAGCCCATAGCAATAGTTTCATGGTTATATCGTGCAGTAAAAGATTCTTGCGCATTATCATAACTGATAGCTGAGCCTTCGTCTTTAACCGGAGCCTCGCCAAATCCACTTAACTTAACTTCTTCCTCGAAAGATCGATCAGAAGATTCAGTTTCATAGATTTCAGCATGCTCGTTCTCGTACTTATCATATTCTAACCCAAACAAAGCATTTAAGCCGGGTAGAAGTTCTTTCAGTAGCTGCGCTCTTGAAATTGCCATTTATATTACTCCCGCTTAAATTCCAGTAGTGTTAGACAACATGTGTCCAGCATTGAACTTAACAACTAGATCAGTGTATGAGTCCGCCCATGCATTGCTAGGTGTTTGTACTACATCAACAATTCTTATAGGAAGAGTTGCCGTAGTAGCTGCAGAAGTTGAAATATCTACTGCGTTCTTGCTAGTACCTATTGTGGTAGAACCTGCTGTTTGAACAACCGCGCAGTTACTTCCAAGAGTTGCTTGCGCGGCAGAGCCGTCAGCTTGCATCTCGAAAATAACGTTTGGATCGTCAATGACGTATCCGTAAGCATCGGATGCTGCAACAGATGCAGTCCACATTTGACTAAACGTTTTCTGGTTTGTATTAGGATCAGTATATGAGCAACCCATAAATATTCCAATTGGTGTACAAGCAGTTGTACCAGTATCTTTTTCAATAGTACCGGCAGTAACTAACTTAACAAAATCACCAAAGAATATAGATGTTCCATACGCACTAGCAATTTGATAGTGACGTACTTTTGCAGTAAAAGAACCACTAGCACTAAGTGTGCCAACAGGTCTAGCACCATAAGGTGTTGCTGAACTACTCATTTTATATCCTTAAATATAAGTTAATTAAAGGCAAACAATAATAATTATTGTCCACCTCTCCCAAAAGTAACCTTAGTCCTTTTATCCTTAAACATAGGCATAGCAGGATTTTCTTCTTTCATGTAGTTTGAATCTACAGCACCCATCTGTTGTTCTGCTAAATTCTGATAATATTCTCTTCTTTTAGCAACTTCTTCTTCTGGTGCTTTACACAATAGAAGTCCACCTACTTCGATACAGTTAGGATATTTAGAATCCGCATCTGTAACGATTTCCAATTCAGGATGGTCCTCTGCCCTTACTGGTTCCCAACCTTCCCTAATTCGAGTAGATACGTTTAAATTGTCAGATTGTCCAGCAGCACTGGTTCTAACCCAACGATAAACATAACCCGCTTGAGGTGCAGGATCAGGAAGCAAGTTTGGAGGGGTCCAAGGTTTACTTCGCTCATTATTTTCTCTAGTCTCCAATGAGCGTGGAGTGCGCTTTTCTTCTAACTCAGCCATTACTTTGCTCCTTCATAAATTGAGTTGCATATTGTTCCGGTGTGAGTCCAAGTCTCCTTGCGAGGTCAACTTGTGTTCTAGTTAACTGCACTGTGCGCTGTTTTGTACCTGATCTATTAGCAGGTGCTACCACAGTCGAAGGTGT